GTTGTAGGGTCTTGTTTGCGTACCAACTTAAAAGGTGCAGTTCCAAAGAATCTTTCCATTGACTGCTTCATGTTGCCAAAAATATCATTCATTATTTTCTCCTTGGGGTGGGGGTACTAACCACTCGTGTGCAAGCAAAAATTGCGTAGCGTTCCCCCCGTTAACTTAAAATTCGTTTTTTAACTCTTTGTGCCGTTGTTTATGACAGGCTTGGCAAAGCCACATGACAACAAGAGGATGGTCGTAATCCTCGTGATGAGCGAGGGACTTGGCTTCAGCACATCTGACACAAGCCTGTCTAACCAATGTTCCGTTACGAATGGCTCTGGCGACTTGACTGTGAGCCACGCTCCTGCGGGAATCCTCAGCTCTCCAAGCTCGATTGACTTCGACATTCGCCTTGATACGCTCTGGGATTTTGCTTCTTGCTTTATCGTATTCTCGAACTTTCTCAATATTCTTATTCCTGTAGGTTGTAACATCATTTTTATTGCACTCCTTGCATTTATTGACATGACCATCAGACATTTGAGAATGTTTGTAAAATTCTTCTAATGGCTTAATGGTATTACATTTAAAACATTCTTTGGATAAATCCATGTTGAACTCCTATAAGTACAACAAGTATATACCCATTTTAATCAAAAAGGAATGTCCGAATCGTTAAAAAATTCTTTTGTTTTAACTGGCTTTTTATCTAACGAAGAATCAGCGTTCTTATTCTTGATAGACAAGGACATAAACTTCTGACCATCCTTGCTTAATTTAAGCCAAGCAGAGAGCCAGTATTCAACCCCATCTACATTTAAGCTGCCCTTGTAGTCTGGGTATTTGGCATCGTCTTTTCTGTCATTTTTAAAGAGTGAGCCTCTGTTGGTGTTATCGTATTCCATATTAACCTTTCGCATTTTTTAATGCACTTCTCACTTTACTAGGAAGCAGCGTCCATAGAGCAACTTTCTGTTCGCTATCTAGGTTCTCTGCTTCCAACTTAACCCAAGCTGCCTTGGGGTCACCTTGCTCACAGGTAGCAATTAAATCAACTGCTAACTCTTTGAGATAGTTCTGTTCATCCTCTGGGATGGTATCCATTGCACCCTGTGTAGGTGTAATGATAATCTGTTCTTTAGTAGGGGCAGCAGCATCAAAGCTATCCCCTTCTACAAGGTCAGTAGCGCATAAATATAGGTATCTCCGTTGATAAGTCTGAATTCCACCGAGGGATTGGATGGGTGATGCGCCTTTCATAACAGACTCAACCATTGGGCTTGTAATGACAATCATTGTGCCATCATCTACGTCTGTAATGGTCAGGCTTGCATATTCAGCGTCAAACGATACTACGCTGCACAGACCAAGACGATTAAAGATTGAGTTTACTTGAGGGAGAAAGTCTCCTAACTCAAAGTAGTTGTAGCCAGCAAACTTGTTGTGACCAGACTTCTTGAGTGGCATTGCTTGTAATTCCACTCGTGCTTGCATTAGTTTCTTGTGTACCATCTTAATTTCCTTTACTTAAATATTCTTCAATCATTGCTTCTTTGTCTTCCTCGTATAAATCCTCGAAAGGTACGAAGTGGTTTTCTTGGCAGCAATTCCATTTGCTACCTTTTGGTTCTGTGCAGTAACAGCAGTAGTCACAACTCGACAAGTCTTGGATTGCGTCTTGGCGTGTCATTAGCCTCTCCAAGCCAGTAGTACACCGATACCGCCAAAGATGACGATGGCTAAGATGCCCTCAATAATAAATGTAATTATTTTGCTTATCATTTTGAACCCCACTTTGCTGCTCGTGCGTATAAGTTTTCTAACACTAAACAATAGTAGTCAGCCATTGAATCATTTTGTGCTTTTACATAAGCATCAAACTTTTTTTCAACATAACTAAACGCATGAGTTGGGCCATGCTCAATAAGCATTTCTTTAGCAAAGTCATTGATTGGCTTTAAATTTTTCATCTTGATTTCCTTAAAAATACCCACTTACGTTTTGTTGTGGGCTGAGATGAGTATAACGCAAATCAACGAAATGTTTAAATTATTTTCACAAAGTGTTGAAAATTTAACAAATCGTTGTTAAGATGCAACCATGAACACACTATCTGACAAAGAACTAATTACCTTGCTTGGTGGGCCAACAATCCTATCTAAGAAGCTAGGTTTCTCCTCTGCACAGAGGGTACATAACTGGGTGTATAGGGGAATACCCGCATCTATTAAATTAGCTTATCCAAAACTTTTCTTAAACAAAAGGATTAAGAAATGAGCAAATTATGCGCTGATTGCAATCAGGAAATTACTGGCAGAGAGCCAAGTGCTAGGTTTTGTTGGATATGTTCTAATTTAAGACCTAGAAAGAATGGACAAGCACAAGCTGCAGCAGCAGTCAACAAGGCGGTAAGAAATGGTATTCTTGTGCCTGTAGCTACACTAACTTGTGTAGATTGTGGGAAACCTGCTCAATGCTATGAACACAGAGACTACAACAAACCATTAGAAGTTGAGCCTACTTGCAAGGGTTGCAATATCCGCAGAGGGCCAGCTATTCCATTAAAGAAAGAAGAAGTTACAGAATGACCCAAGAAGCAATCATCAAATGTCTCCAAAACGGCTCTCTTACGTCTTACGACATGGAGAACTTAACTGGCATACCCCGAACATCTATCGTGGCTGCTTGCAAAAAGCTACATCGTAAGAAGCAACTTACGACTGAAAAGATTAAGAGTGGACGCTGTTGGATAATGAGATATACCCTAGAGCCACACATGATTGTGGCTACAGAGGCAGCCAACGATGCGCCTCTGAACAAGCTAAATCCTTTCGACATTAGGAACGCTCAAGGTATCTTTACTAAGGCAGAATATGCGGTAATGAACTCTCAGGCTAGACGTTTGCTTGGCAGACCAACTACAAATGAAATTACTAACAATCAGTTTATTTAGTATAATGTTTTGAAACACGGCTAGGCTTGGGGTTGCTCCCAAGTTGAAAAGAGAAGTCTCCCCTCCTGCCGCAGTTTCTTTTTGGGAGAATTGGAACAAGAGACAATCATGCTATTACAGCCAAAGAATTGGGCAGTCTTTCAACATTACAAAGACAGATGCCCTCCATGGATAAAACTTCATCGTGACCTGTTAAACGACAGGGCATTTATGCGCTTGCCTATTGCTAGCAAAGCGATAGCACCTATGCTCTGGTTGCTTGCAAGTGAGTCAAAAGATGGTGTTTTTGATGGCTCACTAGATGAGCTAGTCTTTCGTCTTCACATTACCAAAAAAGAATATCAAGATGGACTCAAGCCATTGATTGATAACGACTTTTTCATACTTGTTAGCGGAGTGCTAGCAGAACGCAAGCAAAGTGCTATCCCAGAGACAGAGGGAGAGAGAGAGGGAGAGACAGAGAAAGAGACAGATACGCCAGAAGGCGTTTCAATTGAAGTTTGGGATTCTTTTGTCAAACAGAGAAAAGCACGAAAGGCTCAGATTACTGAACGAGTAATGAAGTCTATTCGAGAACAAGCAAAAATTGCAGGTTGGACTTTGGATAATGCTTTAAACGAAATTGTTGTTCGTAACTGGCAAACATTTAAATCTGATTGGGTTGCTATCAAACCAAACCCTGCCGACAGAGTAAAGCTCACAGTTGCATCAAATGAGCCTGACCCTGCGCTAGAAAAGATTAAAGCAGACGCTTTGAAAGCTGCGCCTATGCCTGACTTTGTTAGACAGTTTGCTAAACAAGTGAGAAAAGTATGAACTTTAAATGGTCAACAAATGAACCAAACAGAACACTTCAAGGACTGCGAAGCAAGAGAGTGGATACGCAGATTCAACAAAAAGAAATTGACGATTGGCTCAAGCAGAGCGTTGCTTTGGTGGCAGGGAGTGTTAGGGGACTTGGAACGAATCAGAGGAAAGTCAGATACTTTGCTTTTGAGGGACAGAATGACGAGGCTACGAAATGAGATACGCAGCAAGAGTTGATGCTAACCAAGACCAGATAGTTTCTGCCTTGCGTAGCGCAGGTGCATCCGTTTGGATTATTGGACTACCAGTTGACCTTTTGGTTGGCTACAAAGGTCACACCTTTCTCGTAGAGGTTAAAAGTACCTCTAAAAAGCGTTTAACAGGGCTACAAGCCGACTTTTTTGATAGTTGGGGTGGGAGTACCTTGGCGAGAATAGATTGCCCAGAAGCGGCTCTACGGATGATAGGAGTAGTCAAGTGATTATCCATCTGACAAGCACAGAACAGGCGAAAACTAGTATTCGCCACAATTGGGAAAAGATTACAAAAGCGTTAGACGCTGGTAACAATCTTGTAATGGAGATAAAGCTAGCAAGCAAGTCTCGTGAGCAAGAGGAAAAGTATCACGCAATGATTAACGACATTGCCAAGCAAGCAAAGCATTTAGGGGCTAAATGGTCTTCCGAGGATTGGAAGCGTTTACTTGTAGACCAATTCTTGCGTGAGGAAGCAAACATACAGGGGAAGATTATTCCTAACCTTGATGGCACAGGGATTGTTCAGCTAGGCTTTCAGACGAGAAAGTTCACTAAAGAGCAAGCAAGTGAGTTTGTGGAGTGGCTCTACGCTTGGTCAGGAAATAATGGAATAAATCTGTGACTAGGGAAAGTACCTAGTAAATATATTGCACAAGTCTGTTTAGTTTGCTATACTTACATCAGCCCAAGCAATTCGCAAGGGTACTTTTAAGGAATAACAAAATGACCAAAGCATACGAAATTCATAACCCTAGCTTTAATGACATGACGCTTGAGCAGCAAATTGAAGTCGGCATCAATGATTGGGCTGTTGAAGGTAAAAGTGGTCATTTGTACTTTGGAAGAACTGCACAAGAGGCTTTGTCAATTGCTCAAGGCTTTAATTTCAAATAAATCAACAGGGGACTTAGTTCCCCATTTTTAAGGAATAAATTATGAAATACGAATTTGACACAACTACAGGCGAAGGCTCTGTAATCGTTACTGTGGTCATGGAATACGAACAGGACGAGGAAGGTACTTACAACGAGAATATTTCAGATGTGATTTACCAAAACATCTCGGTGATGGGCATCTTTACTGACCAGCAATATAAAGAATTGGAGATGGAAGGGACAATGCGCTTGTCTAGCCACTTACTTGCAGAAGCAGAAGAAGCCAAGATTATGGCTTACGAGCGTGAATAAGACTTGGAAGTTAATTCTTGTGGGGCTGACTGCTTTTTGGGCAGCAGTCTTTTTTTATTTATTAAGGTTTTGGTATGACTGAAGAAAATATTAAACGTATGGCATTAGAGGCTGGGTTTTCTGATGGTGAAGTTAATTACTGTCAATCAATAATTATTCACTTAGCTACCCTAGTTGCTCAACAAGAGCGTGAGCGTATTGCTAAAGAGATAGAAAAAATGACTGTATTTGGTAAAGATACAATTTCAAGTTTTACAGTTGTCATAAGGGGTATGAAGTAATGAAAACTTATTCATTAGGTTTGGTAAAAATACCCAAAGAAGCTGCTGGAATTTCAGAGGCTATTATTGATGATGAAACTGGCGAAGCTGCTTTTGTTGTTGGTGAAAATCAAGAATACGCTGTACGACTCATTGATTTTATGAATCGTATGGAAAGAATAAAAAAGGAATGAACAACAGACCCAATAACAGGGAAAGACTCCACTTGGCAAAGATAAAAGAAATGCCTTGTGGGGTCTGTGACGCTTCTCCCCCAAGCGATGCACACCATATTGTTCAGCATAACCAATACTTATGTATTCCTTTATGCAAGGATTGCCATCAGGGTTCATTTAATGGGATACATGGTCAAGCCCGAATGTGGTCTGTGATGAAGTTAGATGAGATGAGTGTTTTAAATCTAACCCTTGCAAAACTTTTCAGATAGCGCACAATGGACGCACTCAGTTGCCATTGAGACTTTAGAGAGATTTGCTTCTCTCTTTTTTTTGTGAGAAAATAGCACAAACTTCACAGGGATAGCTATGCATGGACTACTCGCACCTGCTGTAAAAATTGAGATAGAGATACAAAGCCAAGAGAAAAGTGGTGAGGCTTGTCCAGTTGCCACAGGTAATGTTGAGGTCAATCTTGAGAGTCGTCAGAAGGCGATCGACAAGGCGAATTACGGCCCAATGAACCCCAATGAGCCAAACATGGCTTACTGGCGTGAAATCTCTAAGGCTTGGAGAAACTCCCCCGAACAGGCTAAAAAGTCTCGTTGCGGAAACTGCGCTGCCTTTATCCAAACCCCTAAGATGCTTGCTTGCATTGAATCAGGCTTAGAGATGGGCGGTTCAGAGATGGATGCTTGGGAAGTCATTGATGCTGGCGACTTGGGCTATTGCGAAGTGTTTGATTTTAAGTGTGCTTCCAAGAGGACTTGTGAGGCATGGATTAGTGGTGGGCCTATAACCGAGGAAGATTATGATGGGAACGACAAACCAGGAAATGATGCAGAAGTATTTGCAGAAGAAGACTAAACCTAAACCAATGCCTATGCGTGGTGAGCGTACAGCTAAAAACGCACAGAAAAAGGGTAAAAAATGATGGGCTTGTATGCAAATATCGCTGCAAAGAAGAAGCGTATAGAGGCGCAAAAGGCAGCAGGGAAGACCCCAGAGCGTATGCGTAAGGTAGGTAGCAAGGGTGCGCCTACTGCTGATGCTTTCAAACAATCCGCAAAGACTGCCAAGAAATGATTAAACGAGGCTCAGAGCAGTTTTCTGGGTTCAACAAGCCCAAGGCTACTCCTAACCATCCCACTAAGTCTCACGCTGTTTTAGCTAAATCTGGTGAGGATGTAAAGCTAATCCGTTTTGGTCAACAAGGGGCAAAGGGTTCTCCTGATGGCACAAAGCGCAATGATGCGTTTAAGGCTCGTCACGCTGAGAACATTGCCAAGGGTAAGATGAGTGCAGCGTATTGGGCTAACAAGGTAAAGTGGTAACTAATCATGGCAGAACTAAGGGCTACTCCTTACGCTAACCCACTTACAGGGTTATCCAACGATGCTATTCAAGGCTTGCTTGCGTTCATGCAAGATAAGAGGCGTACTCAGCAACTGCAAGGTCTGGGTAATTTGTTGGAAAGCACAGGAATCCCTAAGACAGTAGAGAGAGCAGCATACGCAGATAGTCCTAGAGGCTTGCTAGACGCATTGACCAATGTCAACAGGGCTAACGTACCATTCCTAAAGCCTGAGACTGCTGAGGCAATAATGAATGTTGCACCATTTATTGCACCTGCTGGTAGAGCCATAAATACTTCAGCAGCAGTAATTGGCAAAGCAATTGACCCTGCTGTTGGTAGATTTGTTACTAAAACCCTTGAAGGTGGTGGTTTACCTGCTGAGATGGTTCAAGCAATGGGTACAAATACCAGAAGCAATGTATTTCTTGAGACAAAACCCAAAACCCCTAATCCATTAGTTGGTTCAAGATATGAAACTGAATATATTGGTGGTCTAGCCCCTAAAACACCAACAAAGATTGAAGACGTTAAAGGTTCTAGTTTTATGATTCTTCCGTGGGATAACACCACAAGAAACATGAGGATTACAAGTGTCTCTGATGAGTTATTGCCAGAAGCTGTAATAACTGAAGGTGGTCAAGATTTCGCTAGATTGCTGGCAAACATAGAAAAAGAAATTGGTGGCGCATCTGGCGAATCAATAGCAAAAAGAATTATGGAAAGGGTAAAAACTGCCCAAAAGGAAAATTTAGCTGCTGGTGGTTCTGGGCAAGTGTTTATGTTGCCTTCTACTATGTCAACTTATGCTGAGAACTTTTCAACAATGCCTACTGAGGTTTTGTTGCAGTTAATTAAAAAAGCTGATTTGCCAAAATCTCGTATTGACACCATAAACCAACAAATTAGAGGTTTTAAAGATGTTGATGGAAACCTAAACTTTACAGGTTTCAAAGGTATTGAGACTATTGAGGGACAAAAGCAATTGTTTACTGGTGAGGGTGTTAATGATACGGCTGGAGAATTAAGAAAAGCCTTTGTCAACAGAATGTACTTAAAAGATAACCAAAAAGCTATTGGTTTTAATGAAGAAGATTTAGTAAATGCCTTAACAGATGAGGCTTTGCGTGGTCTGCCTAGAGGTTATGCTGGCAATACCATCATCAAAGCAAACCCAGACGGATTGCTAACCCCATCAAGTCACAAGTCATACAGCACAAACTTTGGTGGTACTTATGCTGGTTCTTTAGAAGGTGGCTTACTTGGTAACGTACCAGTAGAAATCTTGTTACCTAAATCTTATGGAAAGATTGAGCGTGAGTTTGCAGGTAAAACTGGAGATATGAGAAGCAATGTAATTGGCGCACTCGAAAAACGTAAAGCTGGAATCTCTGATGTTGTTGACCAAGAGATGATTGACAAATATTACAAGTACATAGCCGAAAAAGAGTTAGGACTCTTGGACTGAGTGGAGTGTTAAAAGATGCGTGTGCAAGTGTCTTATTGCATCTTCTATGAAACCAGCCAATTCTTCTGGTGGTAGGCTCTTTGCTTCATCGTCATAAACAGCGTCTGTGCTGAGTGTTTTATCTTGTGTAATCGTAACTTTCATATAAACCTTTGACTTAATTGAACTTGAACTATAATTATCTCACAATATTTCTTGTATAGCAAACTTCACCAACCCATAGCGGAGTGATAAAAAATGAATAAATTAGAGGCGGGAAAACCCGAAAACCTTACCAATAGGGGTAGAGGAAGACCTAAAGGGGCTACTAATAAGTCCACAGTTATCGTCAGAGAGGTCATAGCTTCTTTTGCTGATGAAAACGCACATAAGTTGCAACAATGGCTAGACGATGTAGCTGAAGGCATAGGCGGTAATAGACCAGACCCTGCGAAGGCTGCTGATTTGTATCTCAGGGCTATCGAGTATCACATCCCTAAGTTAGCTAGAACAGAAGTATCTGGCAACCCCAACCAACCAATTCAGCACATCGTCACATGGGCGAAGTAATCGAAATCCCTTATAAGCCAAGGGAACACCAACTAAAGATACATGAGTTACTAGATGGCAACAGGTTTGCTGTGGTGGTGGCTCATAGAAGGTTTGGTAAGACTGTGGCTGCGCTTAATCACATAATCCGTGAGGCGGTGCTAAACGAGCAAGAAACACCAAGATACGCCTACATTGCGCCTACCTATGGACAGGCTAAGAGGGTAGCTTGGGACTACCTCGTTAAATACACTACACCTCTAGGCGGTACTAACAACATCTCAGAACTGAGGGTGGACTTTTGGGGTAGGCGTATTCAGCTATATGGCTCAGACAACCCTGATTCCTTGCGAGGTCAGTTCTTTGATGGGGTTATCGTAGACGAGGTGGGTGACCAAAACCCTAAGATATGGACAGACATCATCAGACCAAGCATTGTGGACAGAAAGGGCTGGTGTCTTTTTATCGGTACTCCTCGTGGACACAACCACTTTAAAGAACTGCGAGACAGGGCAAAAACCGAGGAAGGATGGGGATTGCTAGAGTTTAAAGCCTCAGAGACAGGGGTTGTGGACAGCAAAGAACTGAGTGCTGCTAAGAACGAGATGGGGGAAAGCAAGTATGCCCAAGAGTTTGAGTGCAGTTTTGATGCGCCTGTAGAGGGTTCTTACTATGGGGAACTCCTTGGAGAACTAGAAGAAAAGAAGCATATGCAAGAGATTCCTTGGGAGGAACTAAGCAGGACTTTTACTGCTTGGGACTTGGGCATGGGCGACTCTACGAGTATCTGGGTGGCTCAATTGGTAGGCTCTGAGGTGCGTTTGCTTGATTATTACGAGAATCATGGTGTAGGACTTGACCACTACGTTAAGTGGATTAAGGACAATGACTACACGAAAGCAGAGCATATTCTGCCCCATGACGTAAGGGTCAGGGAGTTAGGCACAGGCAAAAGCAGATTAGAGATGCTTGAGGAATCAGGACTAGATGCCAAGATAGCACCAAGGATGGGGTTAGATGATGGCATACAAGCAGTAAGACGATTGCTTCCAAGGTGCTGGTTTAACGTACCTAAAGTGCAGATAGGTCTAAATTGCTTGAGAAACTACCACAGAGATTACGATGAGAAGCGTAAGATATTCTATGAGCGTCCTTTACATGATTGGTCTAGTC